TGCGAATAACACTGAAAATGTTAGGACGCACAGCCCCATAGTTCAGAACTAAATTACCATCTATATTGTACGAAAGGTCCTCCGAGACAATGGACGATACAGAATTTCAACGTGAACTTCTTACTGGTGCTATTGGAGGCGTAAGCAAAACGCAGCTCCTTAGGACTCTGACTAAAAAGTACGGTTGCAGTGATAAATACATCAACGATGCACTTGATGAGTGCTCACTGAAAACCAAACCAAAGAGCATCAGGTATAAAGATTTTTATGATTGCCCGATCACCAAGAAAGCAGAAAAAATAAGCTATCCTTTCACGCAGATTTACAAACAGGAAGATTTTCTAAGTCAAGTTGAATGCGATGAATTGATCAGCCTTATGAATCAAAACCTCAGACCATCAACAGTGTCTGACGAGACAGATAGTAACCACGTTAGCTCTTATAGGACAAGCACAACTGCTGACTTGCACTACTTCGACAACGATTTTTATTTAAGTCTAGATAAAAAAATTAGCGAATTTATGGGATTAGAGCCGTTTCTTGGCGAGGTGATGCAAGCGCAGAAGTACAAACCAGGGCAATATTTTAAGGAACACTGGGATTTTTTCGATCCTCTGACCAAAGAGTATAAAGTATATTGCGAATGGATGGGTCAAAGAACCTGGACCACAATGATATACCTGAATGATGTCGAAGAAGGTGGTGAGACATGGTTTAAACACTTGAAACTTAAAGTCAAACCAAAGCGTGGCCTACTTCTTGCATGGAACAATCTCTACAAAAATGGCGTACCAAATTTTAAAACAATGCACGAAGCTTTCCCACCAAAGCAAGGTGACAAGTATGTAATTACTAAGTGGTGGCGTAGCTGGTCTCTAATTTGAGCGCCCTTTTTGCTTCATTGCCAACGCAATAGCGAGGGCCTGTTTGCGACTTGTTACTTTCTTGCCACTGCTGGATTTGAGTTCACCTGCTTTGAACTCTGACATTACCTTTTCAACCTTGTCTTTCATGTCAAATCACCATTTAACCTTGTGGCTCCAGTAGCGAGCAGACATTTTGTCTGGCTTTGAATCCTGGGCATCATGCCTTGCGTAGTAAGAGGCCTTACGAGCTTTCTCTTTTGCAGTTTTAGGATTCTTTCCGGCTCCTTTTACACCCTGCTGACCAAAACGGATAATTTTCTCCTCACCATCCTTGCAAGCCTTCACTACATGAGACTTGGTCTTGTGATCAGGAGTTTTCTTGGGCTTGTTGCATTTCATCTGCTCCTTGGCAAGCCGTTTCGCCTTTGCTCTATCAGCCATATCAGACCTTCAAGACGCCTCTCTCGACCTTACCGATAATGTCATTGCGCACTTCTCCCTTCATGGCAGTATCGCCAGGACCAGGCACTCGTTTCTCTTTCATGCGCTCAAGAAAGTCTGCAAGAAACTGTTCTTCAGACAGAGATCCAGCTGATTGAGAAATCATCGTCAATATACGCTTGAGAGGAGTCCGTACTCGGTAGTTTTATAGAGTTTGGTTTTTGCTCTAACCACTCCTTGATTTTAACTGACCTCTCTTCAGTAAAGTGCATATTATCTTCGGTGTACCACTCTTCCAATAGCCTGGAGCCTTTTGATCTATTACACGACGAGCAGCAACAACACATATTTGATCTAATGTTGTGGCCACCCTTGTGTTTTGGAAGGATGTGGTCGATAGTTGCGGTGTCTTGAGTTAGATGTTTACCGCAGTAGGCACAGGCCCAATCCCAAGAAGCGAAAATGTAATGTCGAAATTTTCGCCTTGCAAGCTTCGGGGTTAGGACAATGAGATTGACTAGAAGATCTTGCTCGCAATGAAACACGTTTAGTATTCCAACCTTGTCAAAACTGTATGCTGCACACACTTGTAGTTTTGCTATGCTCCTGATCAAGGGAGCGTGGCGGAATCGGTAGACGCACCGGACTTAAAATCCGTTGGCATTACAAGGCTGTGAGGGTTCGAGTCCCTCCGCTCCCATTAATCAGTAAGGCCAATTGAATCTAAATTTTCAATATCTTCTGCAGGGTCGTAGTCAGAATCTTCGATAATTTTTAGTAAAAAATAGTGCAATCTACCTAGAACCCAACGCAAATCTTCGTCAGGAACGTCTCTGATAATTGCATCGAGCCGCATCTCACGAGAAGGCTCTGACGGACAAATGTGATCTGCGACTAAACAGAGCGCATTGTATCGGTTTTTGTTAATGTCTTTCAACATTTCAACGGTCAAAAACTTCCTCGGTGTTTGAATTCAAGTCGGAAATACGTCCCCGGACAATGGCAACACCCTCGAGTGCTCCAGTGACTTTGAGATATAGCTCCTTGTTACGCATCAGCTCAGCTTCACCAGTTTTGATGAATTCAGCCAGCTCTTCCTGCTGCTTGAGCAGTTGCTTTTCAGTGTCTGAAAAAATTTCTTCCATCTTGTTTTAGCCGTTCGAGCTAAGTATAGCTTAATTTTTTTGGCAATTCAGCCATGCAAACGCGCTGCAACCACCGCCAAAAAAGATGCGGTTACGGGACTCCTCGATGTCATAGGTCACTGCTTCCCCACTGCCTTCTTCGTTGGAGACCCAAAACCCCCTCTGAATGTCAGCGCGGCCAACGGAATCGTGCGCTAGCCAATGCGTGTCGCTATACCCATAGATCAGAATGCAGTACGTGAAGCCCCGTGGTCGCTCGGGTGTCCCCTTAATTACTAGACCCACCGGAACGCTTCGACCCTGGTCGATTGTCTCTCTAATATCGCTTGCATCCAAATCCCTCACAAACTTCATGGGAATACCCATCTGCCTTAGAACATCGAGGTGTGTGGTGGCTTTTGAAGGGTCGCCATGCTTGTCAACCCTGCTTACATACTCTTCATAAGTCTCTTTATTAAAGAGTTTTTGTTGCAGAAGACACGCTCCCAAGGTGCAGGACAGGGACTTTGCAGCATTGCTAACTCCGTTGTACGGGTGATGTATATAAGGTGTGCCTGGCAAAAACCTAAAGCCTTCTGACTCTAAATAAGGAGGGGGCGTCGTCAGAATATTGCTATCGATCCAGTCTTCATTCCTGACCCACCAGGTACCCAGGGTCATTTTTATTTTTGTATAGCCTTCTACCGTCTCACAAATGAGGCAGTCTTTCAGGTGCCTGTCTTTCAAGACATGGGCGTACTGATCGGGAGCTAAATCCTCAACGGCTCTCGGCTCCTCTAAAAGCTGTGTATCGGTGATAGTGGCCAGGTCTATGCAATCACCTGGCCGACCTAGCGTCATTTAGTTGGTGGTGTCTGGTCCTTTGACTCGACTATAAACTTTTTATCTGGCTTTCTAGTTTCTTTATCATCTTTTCTTGATATTCCATACACGGCTAAAACTGATGTCACCAGTGACGAAATGAACGCCGCATCAATCTTTGCATAACCCATGTAACTCGCAGTCAACATCGCAAGTGCCCACGAAAGGACACCAGCGGGAACAAGGGTAGTTAAAAGATCCCTAAAAGAAAACTGTGAGTCATCATCTTTCATGTCAACATTTTATACTGAATGTGCTTCTACTAAGATCAATATACGAACGAGGATTTGTTATGTGGCGGTTGCTTGTGATTATCGCTTTTGCGGGAGCACCTGCTTACGCTGATATCACTCATAAACTTCAAAGCTCAGTCCAGTTGACTGTTGATGCTGCTGCAACCAATGCGACCCGGCTTGGTTCTTCATTCTCCATCAGTGGCAATGGAGTTGATACAACAGACGGCACAACTGCCAATACGATTTCTGCGGGAACGATTACCCAGGGTGTCTATGCACCAGGCACTATCTCAGCGACGCAGGACACACCTGGAAGCTCCTTTTCTTTTAGTCAGTCATACACTGCAGGAGACGCTGTGCCGTCAACAGCTCCAACTGTCGGCGCTGTGCCCAACTTCTCAAGCGTAATTAGCACCACAGCAGGAACAGCTGGCGACCTGGCAGGCACGATCACCTCTGCTGGGGCCGTGACGGTGACAGCAGGTGGGGCAGGAACCACGGCCACGGGACAACACGTCAGCGAAATTACTGTCCGATAGATGGACCGCTTACATGAAGGTATTGCTCTGGGATTCATCCTGGGAATCCTTCATGGGTTGACGCAACCTGGACATTCAGTTCCTGTCGTGCCCAACTTTACGCAAGGCAGCTTGACGTCAAAAACGGAAACAACTTCCGTCGTGACTGAGGTTATAAATTCTATGGATTACAACACGGGGTACCAATACTCCGTGACCGGCACTAATATAAAGAACACAGGAAACAGTATTGCTCCTTCCACAACTTCAGGAAACAGCAATACTCTTAATGGCGTTACCAGCACATGGACAACACTGGATGCTGCAAACAAGCCAAGCTGGTCAATAGTCGACAACACAAAAGGCTTTCAATTCACCGAAACCCTGCAAGCTCCGGGCCTGGCGAATCACACGATTATCAACAGAACGACGGAGATACGAAGCGTGACAGAAAGTACATCCATCTTCTCGCAATAGGTTTAGCGTCGTTAATAGGAGCCCCTTCCTGGGCGGGTGATGTTGGAGGTGTGAGCGCCACGGCAAATCCGATTGCAAATAGCAGTGGAAGCGTGACTAATCAGGCTATCCAGGTACTTCAGGGTCCTTATATCACTAACACTTATGGGTCGGGCATAAGTTGCCAGGGGCCGACTTTAAATGTCACTCCCTTCGTGACACGCACTGGTTCGTACCAACAACCGTTCGAAGATTATTACAACGACC